CAGTTGGGTGGTAACTCGGTTCAGGTGGTAACCGGGGTGGTAACTGGTAACCCTGGTAACCAAGTTTCGGGATCGGACGCAAGCCGAATGCCGCGCTCGCGCCCCCCGTATGGGATTTTGGCCAGGAAGGACCCGTCGAATTTTCTGACTGGAAGCGATGCAGGCGTCACGCCCACACCGCTCGCCAGATCATAGCTGCCATCCTATCAAAATCCGGCCTTTGTGTTGCATGCCGGATTCATCGCAAAACGCCCAAGAGCCAGAATCCACGGACATTCACGGCAGGCATTGCTCTGCTTGCCTCACCAGTTTGGAGGAGTGTCCGGCGGCAGCGGTCTGGCAACCGTTCAAATGATCGACAACGATCTGCAATGCCTTCTGCCACCGTCGCCAGGCAGTCGTGCGGTCGCGCCCGAGACGGCGGCAGATGAACTTCCACTCGTAGTGCTTGGCGCGCATCCACACCAGATGCCGCTGCTCCACCTCCAGCCACTGCATCCAGCGCATCGTCTCCAGCATCCGTTCGATGGCCTCGGGAGTTGGGGGAAGCGGCCGGTATTCGTAGTCCTTGTCGGCGAAGCCTTCCCACCCCTCGCGCACGAAGGCTGGCCACACGTTGAAGTAGCCTTGCACCCTGACCCGTGGCAGTCGCCGTCCCGTCTCGGCCGCCTCGGCAAACCTTGCTGCCACGTCGTCGATTGTCAATTCATTCATGGCCGCACATCTCCAGAAGGCGTTGCGGTGAGATGGGTGGTGGGGGGTTATCCTGCGCATAGAGCCATGGCTCTACCACCTCCCGAAGCGCAAAACGATCGACACCGAGTGCGGCCGCCACGGCTGCGTATGCACCATCTGCTGCTTGAGCCGCCGCAGCAGTCCAAACCGCATCCATTGGGGAATCCTTCTCAACCCAGTCGCAAAACATCAGATTCCATACACGCCTGGCCTCGTCTGCAATATCGCACCAGTGCCACCGATCGTAGTCCATCATGTAGTCATGCAATATGTCTCCAACGTCATCAGCGGGAATGCGGCCGTCAATTCGTTTGGACAGCATCCTGGACATATGCTTCAAAAGGCTTTTTTCGCTTGCTGTAGTCATGATTTCTCCTCACCGCCCGTACAGGCGTTCTCCAAGTCGGCGCACGAACTCGCGCTCGACGAAATCCAGCCGCTCGTCCTCTTCGGACACCACGAGGATGTGTTGCTCGCGCCAGCCTTGACGCTTGATCTCTTCCGGGGCGTCGCGTTCGTCGATTCGCCCTAGCGGGCAACGGTAACGATAGGCAGGAATCTTCATCTCACCCCTCCTGTGTCTCGATGGCCCAGTAAAGCAGCGCCAGCGCATCGGCTTCGTTGTCGTCGGTGGGCACGTGGCCGCGAGCATGCATGGCCGCCACCATCTCGTCCTTGCTCGCGTTGCCCTTGCCGGTCGCGTGTTTCTTGATCGTGCCCACTGGCACACCCTGGTACGGAATCTGGTGGTGCTCGCACCACGCCGTGAGCGTGGCCAGGAACCCGCCGTAGGCGTGGGCCGCATCGGTGGAGACGTGGCGACGCACCTCCTCGAAATGCAGGCAGTCGACGCCGTCGCAGGATTGCTTGATCTCCGTGAGCCAGCGCTTGAAGCGCAGGAAGCGCATGCCGCCCCCTTCAAAGCGTTGCGGGCGGAAGCTCTCGGAGCCGCTCGTGATATGGCCGTCGTTGCCGCGCAGCGCCCAGCCGGTAGTGGTGCCCAGATCGAGGGCAAGGATGGTCGTGGTCATGGTGTCAGTCCTTGTTTGGGAGCAGGTCTGACGCTTCCGACGGATCATGTCGTAACTTCCCGTGACGCGCGCACGCGCACGCGCGTATAGAGAGTTACGATGTAGAGCGTCGGAAGCGTCAGGCCGGTATGTCGTCATGGGGTTCAGTTGTCGGCATAAGGGGTGTAGGCCGGCTTGGGCGGATCCTTGAGACCCACGCCCCGGAAGCCGCGCACACCCACACTGTTGCGCCACTTCTCCAGCCCGCGCGTGATCAAGAGATCGGAGAAGCGCCGCTGCGAGCCGACGAACTCACCGGCACTGTCGGCCCACTGCTTCCAGTCGTTGAACAGTTCGGCGGTCAGCGACTTGGCGTTGGGCTCGCGCACGCAGCGCTCTTCGAGCCATCGGCCCAGCGCGTCCTCGGCTTCGAAATACTCCTCGGTGGCTTCCACCACACGCCGGGGCGGATCGAGTCGTCCGTGGCGAAGCCAGTCGAGACACCCTTGAACCGCCCAGGCCAGAATGCCGTCACGCTCTGCCAGCAATTTCTGCTGGAGATGCTTGTCGCGGCGCTCGGGCGGCACGGTGATCGTGAAGGGAATCAGGTGCAGACGTCGCTTCATTGCTTCGTCGATGTTGCGAATCGCCGGCTTGTGGTTACCTGCGACGAACAGCTTGAACTGCGGGAAGAACTCGAAGAAGTCCTGCCGCATGAAGCGCGCGGATATCTTGTCGCCGCCGGTCAGGTTCTTGAGCTTCGATTCCGCCCAACGTCGTCCCTGCTCGGTTTCGATGGCCGCGACGAAGCGCGCGCCGCGCAGCCCAGCCATGTCGGTCGGATGCCGATCGGTGCGCGTTTCCATGAAGGTGTCCATGGGCGCGTTGGTCGCGTAGTCGCCGAGGATGGTGGCCAGGGTGTTCACGAACACCGACTTGCCGTTCGCGCCGGTGCCGTAGAGGAAGAACAGGGCATGCTCCTGCGTCGAGCCCGTGAGCGCATAGCCCACCATCCGTTGCAGATAGGCTTGCAACTCCACGTCACCCCCGGTGACCTCATCGAGGAACCGTCGCCAGGTCGGGCAATCGCCTCCTGGTGTGGCCGTGGTGATCTTGGTCATCCGGTCGGCGCGCTCGTGGGGGCGTATCCTGCCTGTCTTGAGATCGACCACCCCGCCCGGGGTGTTGAGCAGCCACGGGTCGGCATCCCATTCCTCCGTGGTGGCCGCATGCCTGCGATCCGCCCTGGCCAGCCGTTCCACACCGCCGACTGTGCTCGAACTGGCGAGCTTGGCCGCCACCTTGGGATTCTCGGCTCGGACGGCGGCGTGGCGACAAACGCTGCGGATCAGATCGGTCGCAGCCAGCGTATCCTCGGTGCGCCAGCGTTGCCCGTCCCACACCAGCCAGCGGCCCCACGACGCGACGTAGCGCCAATCGCGGTGGTAGCGCCGGGTAAAAGCCAGCGCCAGCGCGTCCTCGGTGCCCCACACCGACTCGTCACTGCTGACAACCGGCTCAGCCTCATCGGCCACGTCGTGCATCTGCAGACGCGGGCCATGGGCGAGGAAGGCGGCGACATCGAAGCCCTCGGCAATGGCGTCGGCGGCATCCCAGCCGTCCGCTGCCTCCTCGGGCGGGTACAGGATGAAGCACGACTTCGCACCCGCCGACAGGATGGCTTGGGCCGCCTGTGTCGCGTACTCCCAGCCCGGCTTGTCGCGGTCGGGCCAGATCAGCACCGACTTGCCGGCCAGCGGCGACCAGTCAGTTTTCTCGACCGGCGCGTTCGCGCCGTGCATCGCCGTGGTGGCCACGATGCCGACCTCGATCAAGGCCTGCGCGCACTTCTCGCCCTCGACCAGTATGACCTGCGCGGCATCCTTCATCCCCGGCTGGTTGTAGAGCGGGCGCGGCTCGGGTGGAGCCATCTTGCGGCGCTTGGCATCCCACGGCCGGAACTCCTTCTTGCCGCCGGGTGGGTCGTAGCGGTAGACCACCGCGATCAGCTTGCCCCCGGCATCGAGGTAGTCCCACTTCGCGGTGGCCGGGCCGAGGTCGTCGACCGGGGCCTCGCGTTTCGCCTTGCGTGCGGGCATTGTGCGGGCGCGGCCGAGCAGCCGGCCCGCCTCTTCCAGCACCCGCGCAAAATCACGGTGCGCATCGAGGCCGAGGTGCGCGGCGATGAGGTCGAAGACATCGCCCCCCTGTCCGGTTGCGCGATCCGTCCACAGACCCGCTTTCTCGCCATCGAGCACGACCTCGAGGCTGTCGCCAGGACTGCCCAGCACATCGCCGATGCGGAACTTGCCCTTGCGCTTTTTACCTGACGGGAACAGCGAGGCCAGCACCGAATCCAGCTGGGCAAGCAAGTCGGCGCGGAGGGATTCGCGCGCCACTTCGCGTCCACTGGGCTCTGCAATGGGAGTGTCGTTGAGGTCGATCATGAGGCCTCCACGACAATATCCGCCAATGCCGCCACATCTACGGATTGGCGAACCGCACGCAGCTTGCGCAGCGCCTTGACCTCGACCTGCCTGACACGCTCGCGCGTGTATCCCATGGGCTTCGCTATATCCTCGAGGGTCATCGGCTCGCCATCGATGCCATAGTGCAACCTCAGCACCTCGGCCTCACGTGGCGTGAGCCTATCGAGCAGGGCATCGACTGCCTGGGCCGCCTGTTTTTTCTCCAGCAGGCTGAGCGGGTCGGCGCAGTCCGAGGGACGGGCGAGCAACTCGTGAACACTCGCCGCTGAAAGCTCGATTTCGGCAGCGTTGGTGACCAACGGGTAGCGCTGCTCCTCCGACCACAACTCGTCCGGCAGACGATTGAGGAATACGCAGAGCATCTCTGCGCAGGGCCTGAGATCCCCGTTCTCGTCAAACGGTGTGCGCTTGAGGTTGAGGTAGGGCAAGAGGTGGCACGTGTAACTGATGCCGACCTCGCGCGCAAAAATCTGGCCGGGCTGGTGGCCTGCCTTCTCGATGGCGCGCAACAGGCGAGCATTTCTGACCTTGATATGAACGCGGTAGTCAGTCATCGTTGCCCTCCGTACCGGTCTTGCCGGCTTGGCATACCCTTCCGTTCTGTCGATACCAGACTTCCAGTTCCGAGAGCCGGAAGCGAACCAGCCTCGATAACTGGTAGTGAGGGATGCGCTTTGCGGCACGCATCTTCGGATCGGCGAACCAGTAGTAGGGCAGCCTGAGTGCGTAACTGGCCTGCCTGGCATCGATCATCGATTCCCCTTCGGCCAGCGATTCTTGCGATTGAGTGTGGTTGTTCATGTCTTGCTCCAACAGCGGTCTTGCCAAGCGCACATCCGGCATTCGAAGTGGGTTTGGTCATTGAAGGCACGCGGCAGGAGTTCTCCCGCCTCGGTCGCCGTGATGACCTTCACCGCCCGATCCGACATGCGCTGGGCCAGTGCCGCATCAAAGGGAACGAGTTCGGCGTAGATCTCCATCGTGTCGGCGTTGATCGCCGTGAAGAGCGCCGGGTGCTCGGTGAGTTCGAGATAAGCCTGGTAGAGGGCGACCTGGGCGGCATAGACGGGCTTGGCCACGGCGAGCCGGTGTTTTTCCAGTTCGCGCCACGATTTGTTGCCCAGGCATTTGTTCTCCCACAGACAGGGGTAGGCGAAGCCTTCGGGGCCACCGACGATGACGCCGTCGATGTGCCCCTGGAGCTGTTCACCGGCGGCCGAGAAGCCGAACTGCTCGCCGTCGGCCTTACGCGTGCGCAGGTCGAACCCCGCATCCCGCAGCCATGCGACCATGCAGTCCTCCATGACGTGGCCGCGCTCGAAGATACGCAGCATCCGCCCGGGGAAGTCGCGCCCGTGATCGGCGGGTGCCTTGGCGTACTCGAACTGCAGCGCGCGTTCGCAGGCCACGCCCAAGCGCGAGGCGCCGAGGTACTGGCGCTCGGACTGGCGGGCGCGGGCCTGCTGCATCCCGGCGTCGATCAGGGCGGAGAGCCGGCCGGAGAGGCTCGATGAGGCGTTGAAATCCATCATGGCTTCCCTCCCTGCGGTTCTTCCCACGGCAGGTCATCCTTCAAGTCGGCGAACGGATCGCGGACGATCTCGGCAGCCGACACGCCGCGCAGCGGCGGCGTATTCGCCCGTTCGTGATACTCGGTCAGCGCCTCGGTGTAGCGCGTGACGATGGCGTCGATCACCGTCATCGCCTCCGCTTCCGAGTAGGCCCCGAGCGGTTTGTCGAAGCCGATGTGCCCGGCCGCCTCACCGAAGGACTTCAGACAATCGCGCATCGCCGCGCGCTCGATTTCGCTGGCATCAATCATGAGTGCCTCCCCGCGCTCCTCGGCTGCCAGTCGCCGACCATAGAGCGCATGGAAGATGTCCTGGCAGCGCCGGCTGCAAAACACCCAATCGATGGGATAGCGCCGGGGGTCGGCGATCTTGAAGCGGCCATCCGCATGACCGAACCCTCGCGCATGCCTTTGGCATACCCAGCATTTGCCGCTCATGCATGGCAGCCTCCGGGCTGCGCGCCTTGCTGGACACGGACTTCGTGTCCGGCGCAGCAGACATCGAGCTCGACGTAGTCGTTGCGGATGGCGGTCGTGCCGATCCGCACACCCTTCGGATGGCGGCAGCGGGCGATGCGCAAGCCTCCGATGTCGCTGGCGCTTGCCCGGTCGAGATGGCGGCAATTGCCGCAGCGTTTTCCTGTCATGACCGCCCTCCTTACTGCGCCCAGGCGGGTTTGCCGGGAACGGCCGGACGCTGCGCGGCCGCCTGTTGAGGTGCTGCTGGCGCGGGCGGTACGCCATTTCCGCCGGTCGATACCTTGGAGGCCATGCCCATCAGGGCCGCGTAATCCTTGTGGTCGGGCTCGACGGCGAGCTTCACCACGTTGCGCTCCTCGCCCTTGGCATCCTTCTCGACGTCGACGCGTGCCAGGAACTCGATGCCGTCCAGTTCGTGGAAACCTTGGATGCGACGGGCAGAGGCAGCCTGGGGGCTGTTGTCCCGGGGATGGACATTGCGGGCGGAATTGAGGATGCCCCGGATCATGCTGCGCCCCATGTTTCCCCAGGCCGGGCCCTTCGGCGAGTGCAGGCCGATGTTCGACCACATCTTGCGGCGGGCGTAGGCTCCCTCCAGCACGACGAATTCGCAGGCAAGATAGACGCTCCTCGTCTCGAAGCTTTGGGTGGCATAGCCCCCAGTCCAGCCTTGCGCCGGATCGTCATGGCCGCCCGGCTTGATGGTCATGCGCACCTTGACGATGGTGCCCTTCGGGATGAGATCGAAGCCCTGCTGTTGTTCGGCGTCGTTGAAATCGGTCCAGGTGTTCATTGCGTGTCCTTTCAGTGATGAATGGCGGCGTTGTCGCCAGCGCATTTGCGGATGAGCTTCAAGAGATTCGGCTCCTCGACGAGGTCGAGTCGGCCGGAGCGGTCTTTGGCGGGATAGCCCCAGGGGTTGAGCGTCTGGCAGACGAAGGCGCGGTAAAGCTCTCCCTCGTCGGTCTTGAGCTCGGCCAGCGTCACGACCTCATCGACGATGCCGGGCAGTTCCAGCGCGGTCTTCGAGCCCTCGATCTGCGGCACGAAGACCCTGCGGTTGAAATCGTCCAGGCGCTCGTCGAGGATGGCGACGAAGATGACGTTCTTGTCCCGCGCGTGCTGCAGATGGGTCAGTGCGGCGATCATCTCGGTGCCGAGCAGCCCGTAGGCGCCCCGGGTGTCGGGCTTGCCGGTGCGGTCGGAGAAGGCCTGTGGCTGCGCCTTGGCCCAGGTCAGGCACAAGCGCGAGAGCACGGTGATCGAGTCAACGAAGTAGGTGTCGTACTTCGCCAGCCGGGCCGGGTCGCCGTAGCCTTCGCAGACGTGCCGGTAATGCGCATCGGAGAACGGCGCATCGGGCGGCAGTGCCGGATTCGGGCCGGCGAGGAAGACCACCAGGTCGCGGAACTCGGGCCAAGTGGCAGGCCGCACGCAGTCGCCACGCCAGGCCTTGACGGCAAGATCGCCGGCCTCGAGATCGACAAACAGCGTCGACGCCTCGGGCAGGGTGCGTAGCTGGCTGGTCTTGCCGATACCACTCTTGCCGAGCAGCGTCAGCTTGGCTCCGCTCTTTTCCGCAAAGCGCTCGTCGGCAGTGATGATGCGAAGAGGCTTGCTCATCACGCTGCCTCCCGGATCTGCTCGGCGACGGCGGGATTCCAGAGAATCTGGTAGCCGGAATGCCCGTTGCGCGAGTACGGCATGGCCTCTGCCCAGGCCTCGCCGGCCTCAGTCAGTTCCCACTCGTCGCGTTCATTGCGAACCTGCAGACCATGCGCTGCCAGGCGCTGGTTGGTCGCCTTGGCCGAAAGTCCCAGCAGCCTGCCGAGCTGGGTGGCGTTAAGGGAGCAGATCGGATCAACCGCAGCAGGCAGCGTGCGACGCAGCGTCTCGACGGTGAGGCCGGTGTTCTCCTGGATGCAGGTCAAAGCGGCGGCCATGGCGATGCCGGGCTTGACGCCGGGCACCCTGGCAACCGCCTCGCCGATCAGCAGGATGGAGGTGACACGATCCTGGGTCGGAGCCGGCAATGCAGCCACCGTGTTGGGCATGGCGTAACCGCCGGTCTTGCGGATCGAAGGCAAAACTTCCTCGAACACCCAACGCTCAAACCGCTCGGCAGTAGGGAGTTTGCTGTTCACGACCAGCCGGAACAGGTCGGGTTCGGAAATGATGCGGGTTTCCTGCCGGCGTCCCAGGCTGTCGACGATGGGGTGGCGTTTCACCACCCCACGGCAATGCTGCTTCAGTGCTTTAACCGTATCAGCGTAGCCAAGTACGACGGCTACATCTTTGCCGACAAACCATACTTCACCGCTGTCAGCGACTACTGTGCGAATGGCATGGTCGTCGAACTGAAAGGGAATGATCGCGCTCATGTTCACTCCCCCGAGTCGATGGAAAGGGTGAAAGACGGCTTGCCGGCATCCACGGTGCGGGCAGCGGCAAACTGCTGTTGCAGTGCCGGAGGCCAGTTTGTGTAACGGGTTTCGGGAACCGAGAACTTGATGTCGAAGTAGTGCTCGACCTTGTCGCCGGAGGCCGCGATGCGCGCAGCAATCTCGCGTGCCATGCCCTGGTCCCAAGTAGTCTTCTTTGGCAACTCGAACTTGATGCGCAGCGGGCCATCGCTGATATGCGCAGTGCCGAAGTCGCGGCCCGATTCACGCAAGGCCGCGCGGGCCTGTTCGCCATAGCACTGATCCAGCGCCGCATCGAACTTGGCCCGGGCCTTTTTGAGCCAGTCGATGGCGGCATCGAGGTTTTTGTCGATCTCGTGCTTCTGCGCGGCCGGCAGTGCGGCCAGTTGGCTAACGGACATCTCGGCGATGTCGGCGGGGAAGATGGTCAGATCGCTCATGGCCACCCCCTTACTGATACGCACGAACCGAAGTCGAATAACGCAAGACGCGTCGTTCGAAGGCTTCGATGTCAGCCAGGGCATAGGAGACCCGTGCCCCGAGTTTCATGAATGGGCATCCCAGCGCTTCTTGACGCCAACGACGCAGGGTCTTGACCGAGACTCTCCAGCGCTCTGCGAGCTCGTACTCGTTGAGCGCCAGACGTTTCACGTCGGCCGTGGGATCCGGACGGCCCATCCGCCCGGTTGTTGCTGAAGGGTGTTGCGTTTGCATTTCGATGTGCCTCCTGTTCAAAAAGGGCACATCGCAGTTTCCGCACGGATTTATGGGGAGTGTGCGGGGACGTCTATGGGAGATTTATGGGTTTCGCCGCAGGCGGTACTTGCCGTGCTCGATCAGCTCGAAAACGTCCTCTCGCTTTATATCCTTGCAGTCTTTGAATGCATCGTCGAAGGATTGATACGAGGAGTGGGCAGCGATCTTGATCTCTGCCCAAGTCACGATTGGTGAGGGATGACCGTCTGTACCCCAGGATGCCTTGACGATCCTTGCGCGCGCAGGCGACAACCGAATGGCTTTTTCGAAATGATGGAGTTTCAGATCATTGCCATCGAGGTATTGCGTCCGCTCGTCAGATGCACTTGGCGGTGTCAGACTGCGTAGCACCCTGACGAAAGCTGCAGAATCGAATCGATCCTCACCTTCCGCCGCTCCTATGAAATCCGAAAACGCCCGCGCCTCATGGGTGCCAGGCAGCGGAAGGACTGGACGCTCGCGCGTCAATACGACGCCCCGTCGCCCCCAGGCCGGGTCGGCGAGAACCGACGACAGGGTGTCGGGCGAGACGCTTGCCAAGCGTCTGGCGATCAACACCGGCGCAGGTTCGGTGGTCTTGCACACACGAAAATCACCAAGGTGCCAGAGGTGGCCCGGGATGCGGGCCTGGTTTTTCGGGCAGGATTTTTCCAGTCCGATCCATTTGCCCAGGTCGTGCAACCACGTATCGACGCGAAAGTCATACAGCGCTATTTCAGAAAGTGGCCTCGACAGGATGCGCGAGCGCCACTGCGGGCTGCGGTAACGGTAGACCCCGGTGTCCTCGTCGATCTCGACTTCAACTTCGATCTCACCGTCCAGAAATGAAACCATCTGGCGCGTGAGGTACGCATGTGCCGGACGTAGCCAGCGACGCTGCACGAAATCATCTGCGCACCTTCCCATCCGGAAGGCGCAGACAGGTTTTGCAAGATCGCCGGCCTGCTCCAGAACGGCCAGAAATGCGAGGTGCGCGGCACCCGTACTCGACATCAGAACTTAACCACCATGCCGAGTTTCTCCAACTGGGCCATCACCAGCTTGCGATCATCCTCGGTCTTGCAGCGGTCATTGAAGCCGTTGGGCGCGGTGATCTGGACGGCCACGTTGTGTGCCTTGCGATGGCGCTGCTTGGCGATGCGCATCACCAGCTTGACTTGCACCGGCACGTAGACGGACAGGTCGGGGTTCCGATAGTCCTGTCGAGCCACCTCGTAGATGTTTCGATCATCTCGGCGGTCGGGCTGAATGGTCATCGTGCTTTTCAGTTCCTGGACGATTTCCCGATCCCCCGCCTCGTCGTGGGTTTTTCGAAGCGAAGAGCAGGCCACCTTGAGGTGCTGAATGTCGATACGCTCGATGCCCTCGATCCGTTCGCTGACGAGCTTGGCCAGAACGGTCGGCGAGACGAATGCCGAAAGATCGAATTCCAGCATCGGCATGTCCTCGATCGCGCCGTCGGCCGCGAGCACGACATCGCGAAAGATCGCGGCCAGGTCGCGCCGAATTTCACGATCATCGCTGAATACGCTCAGCGCCCCGGTCGCCGGCTCGCGCGAAAACCGGATCGACAGTGCCGCCAGGTCATCATGGGAAACCTCCTCCCCATGCTCGACCTTCGGGTAATGGACTTCGGCGCCATTGAAGGTCACCGTCAGGGTGTCCAGCACCTCCTTCACGGCATCATCGTCATCGCCCTCTTCGTGCCGGTGCGCATGCCCCAAGTCGCGGCGGCTGAATTGCTCGATGATGACGTCGTCGCGGGGCGCGTTGGGATACAGGAGCAGAATTCTCTCCTTGATGCGTTCCTGCATTGCCTCATCCAGTTTCGGCGTCGGGCCCTGAGGGCCACGGTAATGACTGGAATACGCTTCACTCCTCCATTGCCGGTTCATCACCTGAACCCGTTCGGCATGATCGAACCGCTTGCCGCCCGCGCGATGCTTTTCGGGGTATTCCTGTTCGAGATACAGATAGAGCGCCCGGCCATGGGGGTCGCAGTGGCGGGCAAGCACGGCTGCATCGGCCTCGTCTCCATCATCGAACAGGGACAGCACGGCTTGCTTGCCATATTCATCGCCGAGAATCTCGATGCGCTCGGCGATCCGCTCCAGCCTCTGCCGCGTCACAGGGGATGCTTCGCCAACCAGCGGGTACAGGGCCTTTCGCACTGTCGGAGGAAGGACGCCTTTGGCCTTCTCCATTTTCTCAGCGAGCTTTTCCGGTACATGTACCCCCTCGTTTCTGAGCAACCGACGAAGCAATGGGATGTTCTTGATCTTGCGCACCAGCCATACGAAATGCTCCATGTCCGGCAGGAGATCGGGGCCGTGGTCGGCCGATGCCCGCTTTACACCGGCCTCGGATGTGATGGCAGTCGCCCCCGAATCGGCCTTCGGGCTTTCTTCTTGTGCTTCCTGCTGCTGTTCAGTTACCGCCATCATTACCTCTCCTTCATTATTGCGCGTTGCGCGAACGCGCAACATTCCTGCTCAAAAAACGCCGGCTCGTGGCCGGCACCCTGCGTCCGGAGATCACCGGACAACGACGTCAGCTGGCACCGTCTGCCAGCAAACCGTATCGCGCCATGCGCACCTTGATGAAGCGACCGTGAACACCGAAGCGCTTCCCAATGGCCTTCTGCAAATTCTCGAGGTCGAAATCGCCAAACGGCCCATCCGTCTTGACCGTGAAAGCCGTTGGCGGATCCTCCGCCAGCAAGTCTGGGCACGGCACCAGCATCAAGTCATATTTCGGAGCCATTTCCATGACGGCTTCGACCAACCTTCGACGGGGCACCAGCAGCGAGCCCATGAATTCGTTGGCACGGAATTCCGCGATCCGCTTTTCCTTTTCCCGCTCGGCTTGGACAATCCTGGCGAGCAACCCCTCATCGTGAGCCGGCGACACGCCTGGGGACGTCAGGTGTCCGATATCGTGCGTCGTGGTGCGATAGGCCTTTCGCTGCTGTTGATCCGGCGTATCGAAAAGCCCAGGGGAAACCTTCGAATCTGCGATCCAGCCTGGTGCATCGAACACCGCGTGACCAAGTTCGTGGCCAAAGGTACTCAACACCAGTTCCTCCGTCATGCCCTCACCGACCGGCGATACCAGCAATGACACTGCGTCTTCCCCCGTCCCCGGATCGAACTCGCACAGGCCGCACACCTGCTCTCCAGTTTCATGGTCGGTAACCGGGTGGTCGAGGCTGACCCACAGGTCAAAACACAGACCATTGACCTTGAGGCTGGAAATCTCGCGCAGGGTCGAGAGTGGCAAACGGTCTGCATCCTCTGCAACCAGTTGGGCGCGCACCGCGCTCGCGGTTTCCTCGATGTCAGAATTCTTGAGGAAGAGCGGTCGGAAATGGCCGGAGTGGCGGTAAGCAACCGAGAGCGACGTCATGCTCACCCCTCGGTCTTCGGGCGTTTCCGATAGGCCAGGACAACATCGCCGAGATTCTTTTGCAGTTCCGGCGGCAGGCGGTTGGCCTGCACAAAGACCTCGTCCAAGTCCAAGTGCAGTTCCTGGGCCGCCTTGGTGATCAGGTCATCCTTGGGCGGCTTCTCCATATTGCGTTCGATCCGCGACCAGTAAGCCGGTGAGATACCGATTCGCCGGGCGAAGTCGTTCAGCGGGATGTTGGCTTCCTCCCGCTTTTGTCTGATGAAGTCTCCGAATGGCATTGAAGGTTTGCGATTGAAAATTGGTCACCGTCGAGTATATCGAACTCCCCCATTTCAGTCAACTGTTTTATCAACGCGCAATCGCTCACATTGAGTCCAACGTCAATGAATCTTGGGCGTTTGCTCGCGCAGCCGTCGCCAAACCTGTTCAATGATCAGCATCGATGCATCGTCAGGGTGAATGCCAGGCTCGCGCTCACGCAGCGCCTGCATCAAGGCGTCATTGCCTTGCCAGAGCCCGAGGTTGTTACGAATCCACATCCCCAAACCAAAATGCAGGTTGATCAGGTCTGACTCAGGCATCGAGGCAATCTTGGCTACCTCGGCTTCTGGCAGCGCGGCGATGACTACGCCCGCAGCTTCATCAATCGTTGCGGGCCACTGTTTATCGTTCATTGATGATCCCTCTTGCGCCAGTCCCAAGGCGGTATCGGTACTGCGTCACGCCAGAGTCCGGCATGCCGGGTACGCGCCTCCTGCTCGGCGAATTCGTAAGCTCTCGCATCCTCGGCCGATTGCTCCTTGGCGTACTTCCGGTACCACCAAGCAAATCCAGCGGTGACCTGACCAAGACCGGCATCCATTGTCTTGGCGCAATCGGGGCGTTGGCAGCCGGGCTCGGCCACCATCACCTTCCCGACGACGCGCTGGTGGCGATCATGCTTGCTCCACTGCACCTCGACCTCCTTGCCGAAAACCAGCCGGGAAAGGTTTTCTTTCGATCTCTGGCCGTAGGCCTGATTCTTCTCCGGCGCATCAATGCCGGCAACCCGAATCTTGTGTTGCCGGTTGTCGCTGTCGAGCACGGTGATCGTATCGCCGTCGCTCACACCGACCACTTTGCCGGCCAACGTGTCGGCCAGCACAGCACCCGCTGACAGGAGAAGTGCCAGACCCAGCCCGGAAAAAATCAGTCGATTACTCGCCATTACCCTACGTTGCCATCTAGTCGAGAAGATAGGACATATTATCCATGACGGTTGCAATTCCCCGGAGCCGTCATGAAGAACCTCGAACTCGCATCACCCTCGGAGATGTCCGCCAGCGCCCGTGCTGCGGAAATCACCACCATCCTTGCGGCCGCCATCGTCCGCACGCTCGCCGGCGACGATCAAAATCAGAGAGAAGTTGGACTTGGCTTCCTGCCCGACCAGCGCGTTCATACAACCCCCTATCAACAGGAGAAGTTGTGATGAACGACACGCTGACCAAGCAACAAACCGTGGCCCGGCAAATCGCCGACCTGGGCCAGATGTCCATGGCCGAGCTCTGGGTGCTGTGGGATCGCTACTTCCGCCAGCGCCCACCGCGCCCCAACCGCACGCACATCGAATCGCGCCTGGCCTACAAGCTGCAGGAGGAAGCCTTCGGCGGTCTTGCCCCCGAGACAAGGCAGCGGCTGGAAGCCATCGGCGCAAAGCACTCCAAGATCAAGCTGCGCGCCAAGCCACGTGAATTCCATTTCGCGCCGGGCACGGTGATTCTGCGCGAGTGGGGCGAGCGCGAGCACCGGGTGACGGTCAATGCCGAGGGCCGTTTCGAATACGAGGGCCACACCTTCAAGAGCTTGACGGCGGTGGCCCGGCACATCACCGGCCAGCACTGGAGTGGGCCGCTGTTCTTCGGTCTCGGCAAGGGAGGGGCGCGATGAACGAAATCGCCGCTACCCGTACCCGCAAGCGCTGTGCGGTCTACGCCCGCGTTTCCACAGACGAACGGCTCGACCAGGAGTTCAACTCCATTGACGCCCAGAGAGAGGCAGGCCATGCCTACATCGCCAGCCAACGCGCCGAGGGCTGGATTCCGGTCGCGGATGACTACGATGACCCCGGCTACTCCGGCGGCAACACCGAGCGCCCGGCACTCAAGCGCCTGTTGGCTGACATCGAGCGCGGCCAGATCGACATCGTGGTGGTCTACAAGATCGACCGGCTCACAAGGAGCCTTGCCGACTTCTCCAAGATGGTCGAGGTGTTCGAGCGCAACGCGGTGTCCTTTGTGTCGGTCACCCAGCAATTCAACACCACCACCCCGATGGGGCGGCTGATGCTCAACGTCCTGCTGTCCTTCGCCCAGTTCGAGCGCGAGGTCACCGGCGAGCGCATCCGCGACAAGATCGCGGCTGCCAAGAAGAAGGGCCTGTGGATGGGCGGCGTGCCGCCACTGGGCTACGACGTCGTAAACCGCCAACTGGTCATCAACGAAGCCGAGGCGGCAGTGGTGCGCCGCATCTTCGAGGAAATGCTGACCATCGGCTCGCCGACCCGGATCGCCGCCAACCTGACCTTGGAGGGCATCACTACCAAGGCCTGGACGACACAGGAGGGTCAGACCCGCAGCGGCGCCCGCATCGACAAGAAGTATCTGCACAAGCTGCTGCGCAACCGCATCTATCTGGGCGAGCTGTCGCACAAGGGAAACTGGTATCCCGGCGCGCATCCGCCGATCATCGACCAGGCGCTCTGGGCCAAGGTTCACGCGGTGCTGGCCAGGGATGGCCATGCCCGGTCGGTGGAAACCAAGATCCGGTCGCGCACCGACGCCTTGCTGCGGGGCCTGTTGTACGCCCCCTCGGGTGAGCGGATGTACCCGACCTACTCACGCAAGAACGGACGCCAGTACCACTACTACGTGTCCAAGTCGGAAAGCTGCTTCGGCGCGCCGGGCAAGAGCTACGAGCGCCTGCCCGCACCGGAGATCGAGGCAGCGGTGGTCGCCCAAATCCGCACGGTGCTGACCAGCCCCGAATCCATTGCATCGGTGGTTCGCCACATTCAGAAGAACGGCGGACAGGTCGACGAGGCCACCACGGTCATGGCGATGGGGCGGCTCAACGACGTGTGGGATCAGTTATTCCCGGTCGAACGCCACCGGATCGCCAACCTGATGATCGAACGGATTGACCTCGTCCACGTCGGTGAGGTGCAGGGTATCAAGGTGAAGTGGCGGGAACTGGGCTGGGACAAGCTGATTGGTGAATTCGCTCCGAGGGAGATCGGCGCGGAACTGATGGAGATCGAGGCCTGATGAACAGCTCGCTGGAAACTTTCGTGCCCCTCCAGTTCAAGCGGAAGAAGAGAAAGCTGCTGGTCGACGGGAGGGAATCTGCCCACGACGTCCGGATCATCGAGGCCGTTGCCCGGGCCATGCACTGGCACGACCTGCTCGACACGGGCGTGTTCAAGAGCGTGGTCGAGATCGCCCGGGCCGAAGGGTTGATGCCAACCACGGTGGGCCGGCTGCTGCGACTGGCGCGGTTGGCCCCCGACATCGTTGAACAGTTCATGAGGGGGTGCCAGCCCCGAAGGCTCACCCTGCTATGGCTTATGCGTAACGACATCCCTGCGCTCTGGCCAGAGCAGCGTCAGATGCTTGAACGATTCCGGTAGGAGGCGAAATGACCAGCAAGAAGCACTATGGCAAGCAGACAGGCCGCCCCATCACCCATGAACTCCCTACGCCCGCCGGTGGCGTGCGGCTGGAGACCTTCGTCCCCTGGACGCTGGTGAGACGAGGGCTGAAAAAGCGGGTCATCACACCATTGGACGCGCCGCAGGAATTCTTGGCAGAGGCCAAGCAGGAGCGAGCAGATCAAGCGGCGGCGCAGGACAGCGCGCTGATGCGGGCACTCGGACTGGCGCACCATTGGCAGCGGCTGCTGGACGAGGAGCGGGCGGCGTCGGTGGCCGACATCGCCAAGGCCGAGGGCATGGACGTGACGCAGGTGCGCCGGATCATGCGGCTGACCCTATTGGCCCCGGATGTCATCGAACGTCTGGCGGAGGCATCGGACATCCTTCTTGAGTGGGTAATGCGCCGTCCTTGGCCCAACGACTGGGGTGATCAGATGCGGATGCTTACACCACCCTCGTGACCGCCCCCACATCGGACACAGCACCAGCAACCGCCTCCGGGCGGTTTTTTTTGCGTTTACGTGTTCTTGGTCGCCTCCGCCCAGCAGTTGCCAGCCACAACCGACCGCCTCAAAACCCGCACCAATTCAGGAAGTAGCCTCGCGCACGCTCGCGAGACCACCAGATAAAAACGGAGAACAGAGAGGCCCGGGAGGGCCAAAAGCGCGGAAATGCGGGAGGTGCCGCTCGCGAGGCAAATCCGCGAAGCCCCGCCAGAACTGGCGCTACGGGCAAACGTGAAAAAGCCCGAAACGGGTTCGGGCTTTTGGAATTGGTGGCCAGGGGCGGAATCGAACCGTCGACACGCGGATTTTCAGTCCGCTGCTCTACCAACTGAGCTACCTGGCCGCGAAACTTGCGGCGAGCTGCCGCGCACGGAGCC